TTCTGCTAATTGTTTACCAAAATCAATACCTGATTTACCTACACCAAATATTAAACGATCGTATTTACCAACTCGTGTATTAGCATAAGGTTGGTCAAGTTGGTAAACATCAAGTGCCTCAAAAAATTGTTCTTTAAAATCAATTGATACAACTTTAGTTTCCCATTCGAAATTAACACCTTTAGATACTAAATAATCATACCAATTTTTTCCAATTTCATGTAGATAATCTGTACCTACGTGCCATACAGGGAATAATCGTAATCCAAAATATGGTTTAATAAAATCTGGTTCTGCCTGTGGGTTGGAACATTGTACTTCTTCTGAGTTGGGGTGGAATCGTTTAAAGTTGGTAATTACTTGGTCAAATAATTCCATTGCTTTTTCTTCACCACAATATTTTGACATATGTCCTCCAATAGAAGTATGGTAAGTAAGTTTACCATCACTCCAACCACCTGCTCCTAAAAACCCTGTCATTACTTCTTCAGGTTTTCTTTCATAAGGTGATTTACCCATGTCAATTATAGTAATATTACTTCCAGGGTAGCCATTATCTACTAATTTTGTGGCTGCATTTACACCTGCAACTCCGGCTCCTACAATTACTATTTTTTTACCCATTAATTCTTTTGTTTAAATATACGAAAAAAAAATGTGGCCTCCAAAGGAGGCCACAGATCTCAATTAAAAATAATTCAACTAGGCTATGAATCTAGTTTATATGTTTTATGCTATTAAAGAATAGCGAATGATGCAGTAAATGGTGCATTATCTACAATAGCAGCACCAGTGTTATAAAAGTTAAGTGATGCTGTATTGGCACCTATTACATTTGCTGATACTACGGATCCAGATACAATTCCTCCATTACCTCCAATCACATTTACTACGATAAGTGAATCAGCTGCAACTGAAGTGTTTCTTAATTCAAGGGTAAATCCTGTATCGACTGCTATTGATCCCTGAGTTTGAGATCTAATCTCACCTCTTGTACCATTTAGGATATAAAAAGCTGCATCAGTAGCCGCTGCGCTTTGGATAGGTCCTGGGATAAGACAGGAATCTAAAATATCATCTGCTTCTATTGTACGAGGATTAAAAATAGTATGCCCCGCTCTTTGGATTGTTTGGGTTAATAAATCCGCTCTTGTTCTAATTGCCATTTTTTTAAGTTAAATTAGTTTTTAAAATTCAATTATAAATATACGATTTTTTATAAAAACTAGGCTAAGTCATCAATAATAGACTTAGCCGTTGAAACTATATCCTTTCCTTTTAAAGAAGCCTTTAATCCTGCTATACCCCCAGCTGATAATTTAGCCTTTTTCAAGTATTTAAGAGCATCCCCCCCTGCATGGTATGCTAAATAACCTAAAAATAATATAAATAAAGAATTAGTAATAATTTTTACTCTTTTTGGATCCTTAGTAAATTTGGAAACTATAAATCTAATTGGGGCTTTAAATTTTTCTTCTAATTCATGGGTAAACTTATAGATATTTCTAGCTGCCTCTTCTCCTTTACCCCAATTATATTTTTTAGCCATTTTCATGGCTTGCTTAGATATAATGTTAACAACCGTAGTAGAAGCAAGTAAATATGATAATAAAGAAGCAGGATCTATAACTTCTTTAATTTCTTCTTGTTTTTCTAATTCATCTTCAACGGCATCATCTAATTCTCCTGCTAAGTCAGCCATGTCGTCCCCAATATCTGAAGTGTCTAATTCTTCTTGTTCTCTTAGAAGGGGATTGTCTGCTATATAAGCTTTAAAATCAAATTTATCCATTCTCAACTATTCTAAGTTTTAATTCGTCTGTACCTTTAATTAGCCTATGCCAACTATATCTCGGTATAAATATACTAATACCTTCTTTAAGTTCAACAGGTAATTTATTATCTTCCTGGTATTGCCAATCTGTGTCATGAAGTACTTCTACAGTACGATCTTCTTTATCACGATGCCAGAGTAATTCTATAGGATCTATATTATTATCAAAAACCCTTATAAAACTATTTTCTGAGATATGAGTATCAGAATATGGTTTACCAGAATCCACCATAATTTTTACTTCCGCCTAATGATTTCCAATAACGAGGTAATCTACAAGACCAATACGAAGGTTTTGTTTTATCATTTTTCTGGGGGCAATTATGCCTTTCAGAAAAAGCTTTGCGTTTAACGGGGTCATCCAATTTAACTGATAACCTTTGACCTCCTTCTTTAGCACCAAATGATACTTTTTTAATATTTTTAGTTTTTGGATCTCTTACATATACAAAGAATTTTTTAGAACCACCTCTTTTAGGTTTATTTAATTCTACTTCTCTTCCTTGATATTCAGCTTCAAATATAAAATCTAAAGGTACTTTTTTATTCTCATACATCCCATAATGACCCAAATCAGTTTCGGTTAAAATTTCTTTATCTGCACCTGTTACATTAATTAGGTTTCTTGAATATAATGCTCTTGCTTCAGCCCATAAATTAAAATATGCTTCAGATCCTGCTCTGTAAACATGTTCAGTTAATGGTTTTTCTTTTTCTAAACAATATCTAAGTCCTTCAGATAAAAGAGATTTAGAAGTTTTATTCTCATTAAGAGTAAAAGGTTTAGTTTCACATATATTACACCCACAGTTACACATTACGCCATAATTTTATCGTAAGGAATTTCAATTTTATTTCCTATAACCTTAGAATCTTTATAGATTTTATTTTCAGGTTGGACGGTAGCTCTTAACCCACCTGTAGCAGTTCTAGTGGAATCATGTCTAATATTAAGAATAGGTTCCAAATTAAATTCCTCTACATCTTTTAGGTTTTCTATAATTTTAGAAACTTCTATATATAAATTATCATCTACTAATTTAAAATCTTTAGAAGAATAAGATCTGTAGATTACTACAGCATTATCCGAACCAAATATAATAGACTTTTCATCTTTATCAGGAAGATCAGTTACTATAACACCAGTAACTTTAGTGTCCGTTCTATCATCATGCATTAAATTAATACCCTCCTTTTCTCTACCTAATTTATCTACAAAAGGTTTAAATACTAACTCAGGAGCAAAATCTCCTTTTTTAATTTTTTCTGATAATTTTTTTACTACATCTTTATACCTAGTATCAGATGATTCCCAAAAACCCGCATTATCTTTTTTAATTGAAATGGGATATGTTTTATCTCCTTTTATAACAACATCAGCTTTTTTACCACCTGCTACATCATATCCAACACCTGAAATATCCTTAACGTTTTTTATAGTTAAAGATTTATTAGGAGCATCAAATATAACGTTAACTGCACCCATTTCAAGGTATTTTTTTATTTCATTTTCTAAAATATCTTCATTTTCGGTTCCTGCGGATGCTCTGCCTTGGGCCCCAGATGGTTTTAAGAGAAATGTAGAACCTTTATAAGTAACTCCTCCTATGGAAGAACCCTTTATATTAGGGTCATATTCAAAGTCCTTTATTTTTTCAATTTTTTGAATATAATCATATCTTTCAGCCCTAGGAACTAATAATTTATATCTAACCGATGATAACTTTGAAAAGTTTTCATCAGTAAGGTTTAATTCCCTCTTTAAGATATTAATAGCTTCATCTGCATCATTTTCAAGTAGGGAAGTTACCATTTCAAATAGCATATTTTTATCCTTAGGGTCGTTAATGTCAGGATAACCCTTAGGGAACTTATATGATATTTTATTTAAATATTTAGTAAAACTATCCATTATTCTGTTTCTTCAGTTTCTACTTCTTCGGTTTCTTCTGTTTCTACATCTGTGTCCACATCTGTATTATCATCTCCTTCCATACCTTCAGGAGCAGCAAATCTTAAAATTCTAGCTATTGATTCAATAGCACGTTCTTCTTCATTTAAATTTAAAAGATAGTATTTTTTACCCTCTACTTGAGCAACCCAACTTCTTTCATTCCAAATTAGATAAAAGAATTGTCCATTTTTCAAATTAATTCTAAATGTAGTAGGTTTAGGAGCAACATAATCAATAGATGCTATAAAACTTCCATAATCCGTAGTTAATAAATCTATAATAACTGCCCTAAGTTCTGGGAATGTTTTAAATTCTTCAAAATCAATTACGGGGGCATCTTCCTCTTTAGGAACATACACCTTTTTGACAATCGTTCTTATTCTTTCTTTAAACTGTTCAACTGTCATGATTTCTTCTTAAACTTTCCCTTACGAGTATTTTTAACAAATTGCTTACCTTTCCTTGACCCACGTACTTTTTTCCTTGCAGTAGCGGCTCGTTCTGCTTTGGTCATAGATTGAGCCTTTTTACGAGGTAAACATCTTTGGGTTGGTTCTTTTTTATCCATTGTACCACAAGGACCTTCAATTGTACCCGCAGTATTAATTTTTACCCAGTCTTCTTTTTTGAACCAATCTCTTAATGATTCTCTTACTATTTCTCTAAGACGGGATTCAGTAATCATTCGTAGCTATTTATTTTTTTACCTTTAAATTTTATCTGGCCCTTGCAAACTTTTACAGC